GCCAGACTCCGATGCGAAACTCATGTTATAAACCCGCCTGCTGAATTGTCTTGGTTATCGACGAAATAAACGTAGCTCGCGTAAAGCGTTTCGAGCGTCTCGAGCACCTCGGTCACGTTGATTTGATGATATGTGAGCCGCTCGACCAGGTAAGACTTGAAACTTTCGTTCTGAAAAACGAACGGAGACTCGAGGAAATACCGTAGGTCAACCCCGAAAAGAGGCGCGTACTCGAGGTTTCCCTGCTGGACACTTAGCACGTTTCCGGCCTTTGAGACAGCGGTGACCGCGGTTCCCAAGTCCTGCCCGTCCTCAACTGAAACGATGTCGAGATTCATCGCAAGTTATCCTTCAAGGCGTCTACCTCGGCCTTCACTGTATTTATGGCGCTGATGTTCCCGGCAGCTGCCGGCGCCGGCGCCGAACCGCTTCCGCCCGTAGGCTTTGCGTCTATCGACGAAAGAGCCGAGGCAATCTGACCAAGTGCCGATGAAATTTTCTCGAGCGTCGATTTCAGGTCCGGAGTTATTTTCGCGAAGTACCATGTCTTTTCCTGGTCTTGTAGAAGGACGCCAACTGACGATCCTTCTCCCTCGGACATAATTTCAGGCTCATCGACGCTGACACCTTCAGCGGTTACGACCCCACCCTCGCATGTCGCCTCCAGCGCCTTACTCATAACCGAACTCCGAAAGTTTCAAATGGAAGCTTTCGACGTTGAATTCCCCGTCATAACTAAGCACCTGTCGTCCTATTTCGTTTCTGCTGCCCGGTTGAATGAGGGGTGTGGTGGACAAAAAGCAGTACCCCGAAAGGGCTGGACTCGCGAGCGTTAGGATTGACTCTTTCAGTGAAAGAGACTCCCTCCCGATATTGTACACAAATCCGTTCTCCCGCATGATGTCCCAAGGATTTCCCTCGTAGTTCACGGTCGCCTCGAGGCCGAGATACCCCAACCCCTTCAGAGAGAATTTCGGAGCCTCGGTAAGTAGCGGGAACGTGTAGAATTCCTCGCTGCGAACCAGTTCCACACCGTAGAACTGGCAGAAACGAGCGATGTCGCTCGGTCTCCTCGGGAAAAAACTTAGGTGCCCATGCCGGCATAGTATTCTCACTCCTCAACCTCGAAGCCGATCCACACATTGGCATCGTCGTCCTCGTAAACCGCAATGCCATCCCGAGTGTAGGGGTTTTCTCCCAGAAAACCAATCGGCAGAAAAACGTCGTCGCAAAGCACCGAGGTAAGCCCGCCCTTTGTGACCAAGATTTCCTTTTCTCCTATGCCATCGAGCACCGGCGTCAGAATTTTCGACACTAGTCCCTCGGCCTCGAATTCCGTGCGGTTGAAAATTTCATACCAGTCGAATTCCATTCTACCCTGCCAGCGGAGTTGTTCCAGTCACCTTAGGTACCGGGATGACGTTTCCTGGTACGATCGATAGCTGAGCCGTTTTCCAAATCGTAAGTGCGATGCGCATCAAGTCATCGTCATCACTGGTTTGCGTCGTAAAGCCAGTGAGGAGGCCTCCGAACACGGTTGTAGGACCGTTCAGATAGGTCACGCCGTACTCTTTTGAGGCGACTTTCGTGAATACGATGTCGTTCAGAGCGAGGAGCACCCCAAGCACGATCGAATTCTTTTTCGCTACCATGTTTATGGTAACGGTGTTGTTCAGCGCCTTTTGGATGGTCATCATCTCGCCGGAGCCATCTTGCTTTGCGTAGTTTTCCGTGTCGATGTCGATTGCCTTGGTCTCGTTCTGCACGTAAACGCCGGTCACCTTCTCGTCGAGGTAGACTGGCAGTGGAATGCCGATTTTATCGAGAAACGTAGGCTCCTCGGTAGGCACTCCCTCAGACGCGAAGAGGAGGGAGTTTTTCATGCGTATCGGGAAATTAAAAATGATGATTGGAGCGAGTCCGCCGAGCATCAGTCTTTCCCTCCGGGGTTCGCCCATATGCCTCGGAGCAGCTTCGAGCTTTCGAGCTTTTGAAATTTCCCGAGCAGGTCTCCGAGGTACCCCGCGCCCTTGGTCACTACCGCCGAGAGGTCAACGAGGCCCTGCTTAATGACTTCAATGCCCTGCGCTGCCTTCTCGAGGTCAGAAAAGGATTGCAGTTGTTTTGTGTCTCGCTCGGACCTTTTTCGCGCCGACTCTTCCATATCGCGAATCATTTGAGCGTTCATCTGGTTCGCGGCGAGAGACATGTCCCTGGTTTCGTTTCTCGTTTGAATCGTCTTTTGAAGCAGGGCAAGGTCGGCTAGTCGATTGATGTCCTGCGTGAGTCGCTGAGTGCTCGGGTTTCCGATCGCTGCAAATTGCTTTGCGAAGTCTGCCTCTACAAAGCGGCGTTTCGCTCCGAAAAGCTCGTCTCCGAACACTTCTTTTTCGACGAGTTGACGCTGCTTTGCGTCTAGTCCCTTCAACTGCTGAATGAACGAGAAGAAACCCTCGGCTAGGTCTTTTTCGCCTGCGAAGTTCTGCACTGCGATTGCCTGCGAACTCCGCTCCTCGCCGATTTTTAAGGGCTTGGTCGCGTCGTCTATCGCCTTTGCGAAATGGTCGAGCATCTCGTTTAGCTTTTCTGGCTCGAGCCCTAGTGATGCGGCCACGTCCTGGAGTCGCTTTAGGTTACCAGGCGAGGTGTTGAATTTATCGGCCAGGTCACGGATGTCGTCACCTTGGCCGATGATGCGCTTTACCTTTTCCTCGAGATCATTGAGAGGGTTGAGGAGCTTGTTCAGCAGGGCGAGGGACACTCCGAAGATCGCACCTCGCATGAGGGATTTGATGCCGGTGCCGAACCGCTTTGCGACTCTGCTGAAACGGGAATTGAGGTTCCGTTCCATTGTGGCCGTCGATGCGGGATCGAGGATCGGCTTTAGCCTGAGCACCTCAGTGAACAACTCTCATGCCCTCCAAAAAAGCTAGGTTTAGAAGTTCCGAAAGTCCCATTTCAGGATGCTTCGCGAACGTCTGCCGAACGTCAACCGACCAACGCTCTACTTTTTTTTTTCATCCTCAGAGAGAATTTCGATCTTAATTCTCCCTATTTCCATGCACACCGCGACGATGATTTCGTGAAGGTCTCCAGGGCTCAGGTTTTTCATGTTGACCGAGGAGTAGGGAATGCCGTTTTTGTCGGTGGCGAACGAGATCATCGCCGCGACTTCATCCTCCGACAGTTCCACGAAAAGTACGGCCTCTCTGACGAGCGTTTCCTTCTCGGCCTCGGTCTTTTCCCTGAAGGACTCGTAGAAGTCCTGGTAGGGAATGCTCACGTAGGCCGGAAGCATCTTAAGTCCCAAAAGCAGCGCATGAAACGCGTTCAGAGCGCGCAGGGACTTATAGCCTTTGAGAGGCAGTAGCGTCACGACTTCATGATCTCGCTGATGTCAAACGACTCGAACACTAGAGCCGTGTTCATGCTTTCGGGCGAATCGTCGAGAGTCAGCTGCTTCGGCTCCTGAGAGAGGACCGCGTTTTTCGCGATTTTCGACGAGCCATCCACTCGGGACACGCAATAGCAGTCAACTCGAGTCTGGTCGGCGTATGTCGTTTTCAGGAGTTCGTGCAGTTCCTTGGACATCCCGATGACGGTGCACGTGATGGTTTTCGCCTCTCGCGTGCCCTCTTTATAGGCAAGTCCCGTCTTGTTCCCTGCGTTGCTTCCGCGAATGAGGCGGGTTCGCTCGGGATCTTCGATTTGAAGGTTTTCCACGTGCTCGAAGTCATAATTGACTCCGTCAATGGTCACCCCGAAGTCGCACTCGTATAGTTTGAAAATCATCGTTCGGTTCCTTTCCTCTTAGAGGGTTTGTCTCATTTCACTGAATACTCGCCACAGGGCTTTTGGTTCCGCGACGTTGATCGAGCCCTCGGCCACGAAGTTATCCTCTTCAAGCGTGATTTCGACCACACCGGCGGAGATCCAGTTATCAGCGATGTACTCGTTGATAACATCCTGCTGGAGGCGTGTCTCGAGCAGGGCCGCCTCTTTAATCGTGTACTGAGGCTGGTTACCGGAAATCCACTGAAGTGCCTCGCTCTGCAAGTCCACTCGGAGGTTTTTCAGGATGTAAGGAGCTACGATCGCCCTTCCGCCTGCGCAGAATAGTGCGAGTCGCACTCCGAACTCGTCATCGCTGATGACAAAGCTGATTTTGTCATCGAAAAGAGCCTCGGCCTCACCTAGCTCGTCGATTTCATCATCAACCGGCATGGTGATGTACTGCTGATTCAGCCAGTTGGTCGGGTTCGAAAGCAGTGAACCGAATGCGTAGAAGAGGTTTTTCGCTTTGTTCGTGGAGTTTGCCAGGAACACGCACCTTTTCTCTATGACCGCCTGAGCCGCGGCCACGTCGCTATCGGTAGTGTGAACGCCGATGACGCCATCGTACTCGCCCACAAAAATACCGGCGCCACCCGAAAGCTTACCAGCAGAGAGGCCTGCGAGCGTAATACCCACGTTTGCGTCGTTGTCGGTATAAGAAAGTCCGATGTCGTTGCCGTCCCATCCCGTCTCATTCGCGGTGATCGTGACTACCGCTCCGACAACCGTAGCCGTAACCTCTTCGCTCACGTCCTCGTGAGCGTTGATCTGCGCTGCAAGCGAGGCCGCTGTATCGTCGTTCGAAGTAGCTGCCTGAAAGGTAGGATCGCCCGGTGTTGCGGCGCCGGCTTGCGCGGTGAAGGCCACGCCGGCCACGGTCACCACGTCATCCGCTCCGGAGACCAGGTTTGCGTAGGAGGTAACCGTGACGGTGCCGTCTGCGGCAGCTTCCACTATATCGGCATCAACAAAGTCATCTGAGATTAGGATCGTGTAGAACTCACCAAGCTCCTCGACCAGCGGAGTAACCAGGTCCAAGTCGTCGGCGAGTAGGACGTATACCCTGCTCATACCGGCATTAAATAGCTGCTGCGCATTGGTGTTATCTGTGCGAGCGGCAACCTGCGCCATGCTGGTGCAGAGAAACGTCGTCCCGACGTTGCCCTCCTGACCGGCCTTTGGGTTCGCCACCACGCAAACCTGTTTCAGGAAAGCCGTCGACGCCTCCGGTGTAGGTGTGATGACCGAAACTGGAAATACGTAATCTAAAAGAATTTTCGCCATGTTTTTTTATTCTCCCTTTTTAATTTCCTTCTGGCTCGTAAATAACTTTAAAAACCTCTGAAACTACATCATCGTTCGAAGTCGCTTCAGCCGTACCTTTTGCCGTTCTGGCCGAACCCATGTCGAGTGATCCAGATCCGTGAAACAAAACTACCGTCGCCGCAGATCCCGATACGCCCATATAACACTTCGAGCTTATCTGCTGCGCCGTCGTACTCTCATCATTCTGGAAGTCCGACTCTATTCTCCACCAGCCACCACTTTGTGTCGTGTCGTAGCAATCGCCGATTTGCGTGGTGCCGATGTATGTTCTGACGCGCTTCGTGTTGCCATTGGCCGCGAAAGAGCCCCACATCACAATGCTTGCCTGTGGTTTTTCTTGTGCTGAAGCTTGGTTCGTATACAGAAAACGAGCTGGCAGGGCCTTCGATTGGAGATCATCTTCTCCGGCGCCCACGTTCCCCGTCGCGGTCACTGACTTATATACCGGCCCGCCGTTGAACATCACGTAGAGTGGAGTATTTCCGTCAGTAGTGGCCCCGACCTTTGCGTTCGCCTGTAAGTGCTGAGCGGTCAGGCCGTAGAACGTGAAAGTACGACCAGCGTTGCTCAAGAGATAGTTCGCTCCGCCTGGGGCCAGACCGAAACCGAAGTTTGAGTGACCCAGAAACCCGGCGATGATTCCATCCCGAACAAACGTCGGAATGGTGCCATCGAAATACATTCCGCTATCAATGGCAGTTCCACTACCGGCATACGACGGAAGGGAGGTGCTACCAGCTGGTGCGCTGATTGCTCCGGCATCAGATACGACGAGCTGCGAAGTTTGAACCGCTCCACCCGTCCCATCGAATCTGACGATCGTATTGTCGACCGACGTAACCTCGTCGACCTTTGTGTTCAGCGCAGTCTGAAGGTCGGTCTGGTTTGAAAGTGTTCCGGTTATAGCACCCCAGGCAACGCCTCCTGCCGGAGTACCGCAGGTCAGAGTTCCGTCCGCCGCGATGTCGGTAACAAAGTCGCCCGCACCGCACGCCGAGGGATTTGCGGCAAGTGCTGTCGCGGTTGCAACGTTTCCGCTGGTGACCGCGATAACACCGCTAGAAGGGAACGTTACCGCTGACATGTCCGCGCCGGCACCGCCTCGAACCTTTGAAAGTTGAGCCTCTGAGCTAAACGCGCCTGCGCCACTGTTTATGACTACGTGGTCAGCGGTACCTGTCGCGATCTTGCTTCGAGCAATGCCTGCGGAGGCGTTTATGTCCGCATTCAAAACTGAGTCGGAAAGATTTAGCTTCGAATAGGCAATCGCTGCGGAGTTCGAGATGTCCGCGTTGACGATACTGCCGGCAAGGTTCAGTTTCGAATAGGCGATTGCCGCAGAGCCGCTTATGTCAGCGTTTAAGATTGCACCAGCGAGACTTAGCTTCGAATAGGCAATGGCTGCCGCGCCGGAAACATCGTCATTTACGATCGTCGAGAATGACGCGACTCCAGACGATGCTTTGCAAACCCCGGTGCCCGTTGCGGCCTTAATCTCTTTCCCGGTCGTCCCATCGAAAAGGACCAGCTGATTGTTGGAGCTTGAGGCAGGGCCTGCGACATCACCCTCGCCCGCTCCGCCACCTGACCAGCGGTCATCGAGTTCATCGACTGTGATGCTTTTCGTGTATCCGGCAGACAGGTCGTAGACTATCAGTAGATCGCCCACCGCAAGCTGAGCGCTGGTTATGGACTGAAGTGCTGACGGCTTTACGGGCTTTTCGGCCTGGGCGACGACTGAGAAAAGTACGAAAAAAAGTAGTAGCTGTCTCACTTGTTCACCCCTATGGATTGATCGTCTCCGGTGTCCAAAAGCTGTCCGTCCCCAGTCGCAAGCGGATTGAGAATATATTCCTCTGTCCACTCGATGTCGGTCATCGCTCCGTGGTTAGGATCGTACTGTGCAGAGTACAGGTAAACAAAGCTTCCGCGAATCTCTGAAATATTTTGGAGGCGCGCTGGGGAGTTGAGGGCCTGCACGTCCAGGTCATGAAAGAAAAACTGGCTCAGGTTTTCCGGTGACGCGTTGCTTATGCGCTTTGCGAAAAATCCGAAGGGGAACGTGTCGCCGTGAGCGAACACGGTAAGTGCACCCGAAATCCTGGCCACGGCTCGGCCCTTTGAGATGCGAGCGGGCGCCGACTGTATTTCAACGAAAAGGGTATTCTGTTCGTGCGACTCGCCGGGCACCGAGAAGGTCACCTTCGGCACTCCGAAAATCTGCTTGAGCTTTGTTTCCAGTTCAGCGCGAAACACGTCTGGTCACCACGGCCTTGATGGCTTTAAAAAGCTGCCCTGTATCAATCATGAGACGATCGAAGCCTTTTATCTTTCGGGTGACCGGGGAATTGTTCCCGTAGTCACCCCGCACGATCGGGTTTCTTACGATAGCCTGTAGAAGATTTTCGCAGCGCCTTTTTTCTGAGCGGCCAGCGCAAAGGCGGAAAAAAGCCTTTGTAAACTTCAGGATATCGCGGTTGGCCTTAGAACGGAACGGTGCACGATAAAAATTAATCCCCAGGTTTTTCCGCAGGGACTCGCTTACGTCGGCGACGGTCATTCCGCTGGGAGTCCGACTCTGCCTTCGAGCAGGGCCGCCGGCGACTCGCTTTAGCTGTTTTCCCTTGGCCGGAAGGTAGTGCGCTTTATCCTCCAGCACCCCTACGTCGAAATTGTACTTTTCGAAAACGCCTCGAGCTACTTTGTAGAACCGGCGATCAAGCTTTATGCTCACGCTCGCCATCAGAGTTCCGCTCCGATGAAAATCTCGGACTTTGGCTCTTTCGCCGTATCGTCTGAAGCTGGCTCACTTGTATTGACCGTAGCGACGGCAACGCCCTTGCCGAGGAAATAGAATGCGAGACGATAAAGCATATCGCTCACTGACTCACGTGCCTCGAGCACGGACTTCAGCGCCGCATAGGTCGAAACCGTGTAAACCTCTTCAGAGATTTCCAGGGCATTGAACTCGTCATCGGTTAAGGACTCTGCACCGATGAACTCAAGAATTTCATCGAGGAAATCGCGCATAGAGTTATCCCGGCCCGGAGGAGACTTCCGGACCGGGACTCATTCTCACCTATTAAGCCGCAAGTGTCGTCGGCTGACGGATAACCGCGCCGGACGCTAGCACTTCGAGCATCATTGAGCCCATGAGGAAATTATGCCAGTAGTACATTTTTTCCTCGTTAAGGCCTTGGTTCTGAACGCTCGGAAGCGTCGTGTGATGCAGCTTCACCTGGTCTAGGTTCGCCACGATCCAACCGTTAGAAGAGGCCGGCGTAACCGCAGACGGAAGCTCAACGAAACGATAGCTCGGCAGAGCCTCTTGCAACACTGCCCGCACCGCACGTGCCGCATCCTCGTGGAGCGACCGGAAAAGCGGCAGCACGTTGCCGTAGAACACAATTATTTTTTGACCGGCTAGCTGGTCAGCTGCGATCGCCGATGCGACGACTTTCGTGTGAAAGTCTACAAGGCGGCCCGAGGTCGGGATTTCCGCGCTGGACTCCAACGTGTAGTTGGCATCCCCCGAATAGAATAGGCCGTTGTTTTTCACGTCCGATCCACTGGTGCCCTCGCCGAGAAGGAACAACTCGTCCTGATGTTTCTGATGCTCGTCGAGCACCTGAGCCATCACCTCTTCAATGCCCTTGCGGTCCTGAAGAGTGGACTGCTGGAATTGGTTCGCGAGAAAGTATTTTTTGTACGTCTTGGAACCTTCCATCACCGCGACCTGACGGATTTCCGTGTCCTTCGGGGTGATATGCTTCGCACGAATGTCGCCGACCGCGTTCACTCGCTTGAAGTCGATTTTTCCGGCCTCCTGTGCGTACTGCTGCGACTTTCCCATGAAAAGCGGATAAATCGGCTGGTACACCGGGGTATAGTCATTCATGAATTCTTCGACGGAGCGAAGAACGTTTTTATTTGTTGGCATCTCTTCTCCTCTTTATTGGAATTTCCGGAACTTGCCGGGAACGTTTTCTTTCGACTCAAAGGACTCGGGCTCCGATTTTTTCTCGGGCTCCTTTTCCTTCTCGTCAGCCGTGATACCCGGCTGCGAAGCCGTCTCCTCACCTTGCGGCTCGGAATTCTTTTTCTTTCTGCCCATTAGAGCCCTCCGCCCATGTCGATAAGAGCAGCAGGAACCTCGGACGCACCGTCCTCGGAAATTCCAACGAGACTGCCCGCTGACGCGTAGCACGCACCCGTAAGAGTTCCGCCGGAAACAACTGCCTTTCCGTGAGTGGCGCTCACGCGAACCGCAGCTCCGATGCTTCCGATCACGCCGTCGATGTCGTCCTCGGCAAAGTCTGCCTGAGCATCCCCAGCGGTACCGGAGATGATCGTTTCAATTAAGGCCAAAGCTTCGGCCTCGCCATCTAGCGCAGCCTTCATCTGAGTGCCAGTTGAAACACCGTCCTCCATTTCCACCGAGATCAAGTATCCGGCATCATCATCGCCGGTTACCGTGACCGCTTCCGATCCGGCAGTACCGCCGCTCAGAAACTCAATAGCGACCGCTGCTGCCGTTTGGGTGTAGAAGGTCAGGTCCTCTTTAGTCAGGTACTTGTAACCCGAAAGCTCCAGAGGAACGCGATTGCCCACTCGGGCGACCGCTGTCTTTTTGTGGTCAGAGAGACTCCGACCAAGCGAGACGCCGACCAGTGAGCCCGAACTCAGCGAAAGCTGGTCTGCGCCAGTGGTCTGCCTTACGGCGCGTCCAGCTGGAAAACTCGCCGGATCTTCATCGTAGACCGAGACCTCTTTGTCGCTCGACTGAGTCGAGCCCATTAAAACCTTTGTTGCATCGTGCGCCATCACAGACCTCCGGGAAAGTCGATAAGAGCAATGCGGAGGGTTCCGGTGTCATCGGTCGCTGTTTCGGCAATTCCACCCGTGGCCATCGCGCTCGAAACATAAACCGCATTGACCGCCGTCTTGGAACCGTCGCCCGTGCCGTACCCCTCGGCATCGTCAATCTCGACTGCCGCACCGACCGTGGGACTGAAGCCAGCTTTTAGCTTCAGCGGAACCTTGGTGCCCTTTCGGCAAACCGCAGTGCGAGTCGTGTGCGATAAATCGCGACCGAGAGAGACGCCTACCGGCGAACCGTCAGACTTGGCTTTGGTGACGGTACCGTCTGACTTTGCGTGAGCGACCAATCCTGCTTCGAGCACCGCCGAGCCATCATAGTTGGTCACTTCCTTGATGTTCGAGCCTGTAGTGCCCATCAAAACTTTAGAGCTTGAATGTCCCATGGTTTAATTTTCTCCTTTTTCCCCTAGGTGTTTTTTTCGAGAAATTTGAATCAGGCGAGCCTTATATGCATCCTCGGCCTTTGTGGCATCTCCGTAGCCGGCTCGAGCCTTGCCGAGTTCCTCGGCCTTTTTAACGTTGCGCAGCGTTTGAAGCGCGGGCTCGAAGAGGTGACCAAAAACAAACTCGGCCTTCTCTTCTTTTCCATTTTTCGTGAGTTTTAAAAAATCCTCAAGTGAATTCTTTTGTGCGGAAGTCAATAGGTCTACGTTCGACTGAACCGAAAAGAATTCCTGAACCATAGCAGACTTTAAGGCAGATGCCCGATCAAGCGCAGTATCGTAGTTTTCTTTTTTAGATGTCTCGACGATGCGGGCGAACTCCGATGGCAATAGCCCATCGTTTTCTTTCATGAACGACTCGAGCCCCATATTGAAAGTCAGTGCCGATTCAATGCGACGAGACTCGTTCCTTTTGGAGTCATCCGACTTTTTATCTTTTTTGGACTTCTTAAGTAGATCCTCCTCGGGATCGTCATCCTGCGGCTCGTCGTCTTTCGGTGGCTCCTCGTCTTTTTTCGACGCCTTCTTAAGGTCCTCGTTGAGCTTGTTGATATGCTCGTAGGCCTTGGGGTTCGACTCTTTAAGTGCCTCTAGATCTTTCGGTTCCATTTTTCCTTGTTCCTTACGTTTCCGATGGCGGTGAATCGCGATCGAAGTAGTGCGTTCGCATGATCCACGGTTCCCTCGTTGACGAAGTCTCCGGGAACGAACTTTATCCTATCAAAGTCCAGAAGGTCACTACCCGAACTTCTGAAAAACAAGTGTCCCATGAAAAATCCGACGATAAAGCCGAAAGGCTTCCACTGGTCTTGAAGCTCCCATATTGCCCATGACGCGGTGGACTCAAGTCCTCCGGCTAGCTGCGCGTAGACATCCCATCCGATGACTAGTGCGACCGCGACTCCGAGCACTATTCTCGAAATGGTGAGGAGCCTATTCAAATTGCAAGCCTCGTTTCATCCACCAGGATGTTCATGCCACACCGGCAGCCATACCTGTCGCCCGGCATTTCTCCTTTTCCGATTTGAAACCTGCCACCGTATTTCAGCTGATGAAGCTCGTCAGGAACCTCGGCATCGGAAGGCAGCCACTCGTAGAACTCACCTCGGTACTCTCGCCTGATGCCTTTGTGAATCTGAAAAACTACCTCGTTCTGAACTCGAGAGACCATAAGCCGCTTATCGTTCGTGGCCTCTTCCAAGGCCTCCGCTTTCGAGGCGCCATCTTTTCGCTCCTCGCGATACCGCTTTTTGTAGTTTTTGATGACCGAAAGTGCAGTCTCCTCTAGGGCCTTTTTGTTCAGGCCTGACTCGCTGAGTGTCGACAGCACGGCTTTGTTCAGAGAGAGGTTCCCCTTGACCAGGCGCTCGACCTTTTTTTTCGGAGCTACCTTGCGGAGAAACTCTGTCGGGTGAAATCGGATTGCCATTATTCGGCATCCTCGCCTTCATCCTCCTCGGGCTTTTCCTGTGCGCTGGCCGCGGCCTTCTCGATTAATTTCTGCTCTTTTGTAGGATCGAGTTCGAACATGCGAGCGATGATTTCCTGCATCGCCTCTTTCGACATGACCTCTTCACCGACGAGCGTGAAGGTTTTTAGAGCCTCGAGTGCCGTGCCCATTTGTCTGAAGTCGTGTGACTTGAATTGAGTCTCAACTCCGAGAAGGGCCTTAATGGCGGGTTGAATTATGGAAACGAAATACTGCTTGAGCCCTCGCTCAACGGCCCTGGAGTCACTCTCACCTGTCGAGCCAATTCCCGGCGTCTGCTCGCCCGACATGTAAGAGAGAGGGAGACCAAGGATGAAAGCCTTTTTCGCATAGAGGAACGCGATTGCCTTTTCAGCTGGCTCTGTGTCAGGCGCCGCGGTTTCAATCATGTCGCCGGCGTCAATCAGTACGTCGTTACCTCGAGATAGAGCGCAGGCAACGGCCTTCGCTTGAGTCACGGCAATCGACGAGTCGGTAAGAGACACGCTTCCGCGGAGGTCTTTCGCTTTAATCTGCACTGCCTTCGCGAGGTTTAAAGATTTGTTGAGCGACGATAAGACGCAGTATTCGAAGGCGGAGTAGATCTCGAGCATCTCCGTTCGGCGATAGCCCTTGAAAGAGATGAATACACCGACCGAGCTTTTCCCTGACTTCTCGTAGTCATTTCGAATCTGCTCCTCCTCCTCATGAGTCGCTCTGCGAATCACCCCGAGGTTCGGCTTGGAGACGAGAAACAAATCCTTCTTACACGCCATCGCCTTTGCGAGCAGAGAGATTAACCCTTCGGTCGCCTCGCTCTGCACGCAGTTATCCCAAAGGAGCGGCTCCGACTTTTTGGGAATGCCGTATGTCCTTTCGATCGTGTCGGTGAGAATTTTCAGGTATGTCGAAACGATGTCGCTTTTGACGAAATCGGTCTGAGTCAAAGTAAGGGGGTATATCTCCGGTATTTCAGAATCGGAAGCTGAAGAGGTTCCCCACAGAAAAGAAAAAAGGCTCATTATTTCCCCCGAATCAGGCCGATCCATTCGAGCCCACTCGCAAGCGAGTCGGGCGCATCATCGTGCTCGATGCCGTATTCATACTTTACCACCTGGTCAGTGTAAACGCGGTCTGAAGTGCGAGCCAGGAAAATGCGCTCCGCGAAAGAGCCGGCGTTCATGATTCGCGAGTGCTTATTTGTGATCGAGTCCTTGCCCACTACTCCAATCCCAGAACCCTGAAGCGCCTGACGCATCATGAGGACGGGTTGATCGCCGAGAGAATTGCACTCGATGCAGAGCCTTTTGACGCGAAACTTTTTCAGGTCTGTGGCTATGTCCTCCACGCAATGGTTCCATGCCTTTTTCCACGCCTTGCCCTGCACCGCGACGCCATCGAAGTGCGCTCGCATTATGCTCAGCGCCGTGTAGTCGATACCCTTGAAAGACGGATCGAGATACGCAACGGAGTCTCCCATCGGATACATGTCCAGGTACTGAATTCGGTCAAACGGGCTTCCGCTGTCAGAGATGACCTTCAGAAAATACGACGCCTGAATCGACTCCTCGGATACGCCTGCCAGTCGCTGCGCTTCGAGGTCATGGTCAAGCTCAGGTATTGAGCCGTGAGGCACTTCCATTTTGTTCAGCAGTGGACGGAGCGTCTCGTAGAGGTCGAATTTGTGTACCGGCTGCCCGATGACGAGCACGTTCGGAGTGAGTTTCGTGACCTCGTTGTACACGCGCTGCACCTTTCGGCGAGTCGCCTCGCTGACATCGTCCTCGGTAACCGGATCGTCCATAACTACCTTTTTCGGATGGCGTCCGCGAAGGGACTTGGAGCCAAGAGAAACCGCGCTGATTGAATGGTCCTTACCGATTAATCCCTTCACCCTGACCGCGTGCGCTGCCTGTTTTTCGAGCACAACGCCATTGGCAGTGAGGGCTTTCGCCATCTCGTCGAGCATCGCGGCGTTTCGCTGGTCTGACTTTGTGATGATGAGGAGTGTGAAGGTTGGATCGAGATAAATCTCATACGCGAACCCGAGCACTACCGCGTAGTCGGTTTTCCCGTACCCTCGAGCACCGAGGAGAAGTCTTGCGTCGGGACCGTTTCCGAACTCCCGCATTTCGATTTGTTTCGGGTACGGCGGTGGATAACCGGCGTCAATGCAGAACTGCGAAAAGCTTTTTATCGACGCAACGGCTTTCGCTTCCGGAGAAGGCGGAAGCTCGATCTGCATGGCGACCAACTTCGGGTATGCGTAAGGTAGAAGTGCTATGAGGGCACGAACCTGCTCGTCGCAAGGCAGTCGTTCGATTCGGTTTAGGATTTCATCGACGAGATCGAAGTCTCGCCGAGCCAAGGCCTCTCTGACGAGCACTGAGGATTTGTTCGGAGTGCCTTTTTTCCTGCCAGCGCCCGAAGGCCTCGGCATCCCCTTTTTAAAACCGCCCATCTCAGTTCAGTATATCCCAGCTGAGCTTCAGTCGAGTTATCCAAGCGTTACTATGACTTACGCCACCGCCATAATTGAGCTTTTTGACGCTTTGTGTTATAATGAGGGTAGTGAGAGGTGTGCTATGAGATACCTGATTGTTTCCGTTTCGTTGCTCCTGTTTTCGGCTTGTAGTGTATTGGAAACGAAGCCGAGTGTCGTGAACCCGTACGAGGCTCTTTCATGGGTGGCGCCTGAAGGAAAAACTGACTCGGATTTTCAGCGAGACAACGTTTCATGTGAGCGCGATGCTCACACTGCCCGCAACGCGCAGGGGTACTACTTCTCATGCATGAAAGCGAATGGTTACGTTTTGAGGAAAGGGACATGACCTGCCTCGAGCTTTTGTTGTACCTGCTCACCTGCGAAGGGCCAGAGCGCGCCGACCAATCTGAAATCCAACTCGCCATCGATCTCCTCTCGCGCGAACTCCCACTCGGAGTAGAGGAAATAATCGTCGAGTCGAGAGAGTGGACTCGAAAGGCCCTCGTCGAGCTTTTGAATGATCACCCTCATCTCAGGGCCGCATCGCTCGGAGACGAGATACACGTAAGGAGACTCCCGAAATGAGTGAACCAAAGCACACGCCGGGACCGTGGAAAATCGCGACAGCCATGAACCGTGGCGTCACTTTTCTTTTTATTTTTGGACCGAACCAAGAGGAGATTTGTGTCTCCGGGGTTTCCCAAGAAAAAATTGATGACCAACAAAAGGCCGATGCCAACCTCATATCAGCGGCGCCCGATCTTCTCGCGGCCTGCAAACTCGCTCACGCCTACCTCGAGGGTGGCGGTACCGTTTCAGAGTGGCCGGACGTTTTCGCGGCCCTACTTTCAGCGATCGAAAAAGCCGAGGGGAAAAATGGTAGATAAAAACCGCATCGATCAGTTCGCGTTCCAACTCGGCATCCTCCTAGGTCAGACCGAAAAAATTCTCGAGGATAAAGAGATCGTAGAGCATTTCCTCAAGCGCGGCGTTACCGTAGTCGACCTGAAAAACCTCCAGCTGGCCATAAGCCATGTCTCTAGAGCCTTCTATTACTTGACTCCGCCGAAAGAGTAGTGCTCAATCGAATCTTTCGGTAATGGGGTATTGCGCTGGTAGGCGCTTTTTCTGGGGTTTTTCAAGTTGACTACTCGCACAAAAATTGATCTTACTGTTCTCAGAGTCGAGTCGAATATTCCCGTGCAGTCAACGCACGAAACCCCGGCGAGACTTTTTGTAACCCCGGTAGCTACCACTACCGGGGTTTTTCTTTTTCCCTACCCCACTACCGTCCGCGCGGCGTAGCCAAAAGCGGAATACAAAAGGGCGACCGCGACTTGGAAACGAGTCGTAGGGCTTTTCGGAATTGAGAGACGGGTGACGAGCGTGACACCACGGAGGCCACGCAATCCCGTCTGAAGAGGAGCCCGAGAAATACTTGGGGAACGAACTTCGCGACGCCAAAAAATCCCGGCATGCCCTGGAAGGGTTGGGAAGCGAAGCAAGGAAACAGGGACGAGGAGGCAGTGATGCCCGGCTCAGGGAGATGCCGGGACTTAGCCTCCGTGTGTCAACGAGAGGAGACGACAGTGAGTGAACAACTTGAACGCATCTTGGAAAAAATGAGTGGGCAGCTGGGCGAAATCATCCGGCTACTCGAAAAAAAAGCGGCGCGAACGCGTAAAATCGTCCAGGACGACTTGCCGGCAACAACTGAAGGCCTACCCCGCATCGCTGAAATCTGGAACCGCTGGGCAGACACCAGGCTCACCAAGGTAGTGCATATGAGTCCGAGTTCAGCCCGTTTTAAGAAGGCGATGGAAAGATGGCGCGAAAAACCTTCCGAGGACTATTGGGTGAAGGTTATTTGTCGCATCAATCGATCCTCATTCTGCCGTGGCGAAAACGGACGCCGGTGGATTGCAGACATTGAGTTTCTGCTCAGGCCGGATACACACGCCATGGTTTTAGAAGGAAAATACGACGACAAAACGATCGAAAAGCCTGTTCCGCAATCGGTCGGTTATGTCATAGTCGAAGGGCAGAAAATAGAAGTCTTGAAATGACCGAGGCCCGACCGCTGATTGGCAGCGACCAGGCCTCGGATGCGAAAAACAAGGAGTCAGTGATGTCCCAAGATAGCACAAAAAACAAAGGAGTGGCCCTCGAAGTATTGGCCGCCCGCGAAGACTGGGCTCTACTTAGAGCACAGTGCAACGCGTTCCTTGCGTCTGGTTTTCTGCCGGATCACGTGTGGAAAGACTGCAACGAAACGCAGGCGCTAGCTAAGGCGCTGACTATTGCCACCAAGGGCCGAGAGCTTGGCATCCCGCCACTGCAGGCCTTCAGCTCGATAACGGTCATCAAAGGCAAGCCTTGCCTATCTTCGGAGTTGATGCTTGCCCTGGTCTATCAACGAGTGAAAGGAGCAAAGGTCACCTTCAGGACTCCCATTGAAAAACAAAACGAGGAGTGCACCGTGGAAATGCAACGTCCCGGTGGCGAGCCAATGCAGTTCCGCTTCACGATTCAGGACGCTCGGAACGCCGGGATGCAGTTTAAGGACTCGAAGGGAAACCCGACGGCGTGGGCGAAATACCCGGCGGCAATGCTCCGTGCGCGCGCCATCTCGGCAGGCGCTAGAGCAGTGTTTCCAGACTGCATCATGGGCGCTTACACGCCCGAGGAGATGGGCGCTGATGTCATCGACGTAGAGGATTTGGGGGTTGTTCAGACGATGGTCCCGGAGATGCCGTCGACGCCTCCAACGCCTGGAACTGACAAACGCGGGTTCCCGCACGGCGAATACCCGCCATCCAATCCGAACTGGGAAAAGGAGCCGTGCACCGAGCCGCAACAAAAACGGCTATGGGCTATGTGCAAGGAAAAAGGAGTCGAGCGCGATGAACTTCTCTTCGAGATGTTCGGCGCGGACTGCTTCAACCAGGAAAATAAGCCGTCAGCGAAAGGCCTGACCAAGGGCGAGATTAAGCAGGTTTTCAAGCGTCTCGAGACGTACCCGAACGTGGGGGGTGGATCGTGAACGGAGGACTGACGCTTCGAGAAGAGTTCGAAAAAATGCTCCGTGAACTCAACAAGGAACTGAAGGAAAACGGCTCGAGACACATAGCGACAGCGGAGGAGCGAGCATTTTTTCGGAGGGTTTTTTTCGCGGGCGCACTCTCGTTTGAGCACATAATTTGTGAGGAGGTTCCTTCACCTCACTCGCCCATGTCCGACCAGTCTTGGAAAATAGCCATGACCAAGGCGTTCACCCGTCTGCACGTCGAAATAGGAATAGCACTCGGTATAAACGGAGAAAAAAAATGAGACCGATCTACGCGCATATTTGGGAGTGCGTTTTCTTCTCGATATTCGGTTTCGTGATGGGAGTCGTGTGGACGGAGGACCACCCTCGTTGCAAAGCATCAGACCTGATTTCACCGCATAGTCGACACGTCAACGAAGTCGATAAGGAGACTGAGTATCCAGCGAAACCCTTAGAATAGTTTTCGGAGCGGGATCATTATGCTGCGAAGGTCACGTGCAGGCGTTGCACTACGCTCCGAAATTGATTTCGGTGCGGCGCGCTTCTACGGCGTTCGCCCGGCGAACTCGTAAGAAACGTGACTGGCCGGGACTTATTTTTTGATCGATAGGAGTCTTGTTATTCTTAGTTTAAAGTTCTGCCCGCGCATCGTGTTTTCGAAACACCTGACCGCCGAAGCAGACTCTCTCAAGTATTGTTGCTTGTCCGTCCAGCCATATGCTTCACCGAAGGCAATGCATCCGTCCAGCTGAGATCGAAGCTTCATCGTTCTATCTCCCATATAGTTTGCGGCGTGAATTCGGATCGCATCTCGACCTGGAACGTCTTTAAGTAGGTACGTGTGTTTTTGAAACCGCGGAGAGAATGTCCATACGCATAGGTATTCGCCATCGGGAATACACGAGATCATTTTTTGGTTCTGTCGCCACGGAAGCTCGCCCGTCATCAGTTTGTGACCTAGGAATTGAACGCATCCGAAAGTTCCGGCGTCGGTGAATTCCAGTCGGCTGAGATGAACGATTTCGATTTCCATTTCCCGAATTTCAAACCCCAAGTTATTTCAACTCGACTGGTCCGTGATTTGTGTCGGCATAAACTCGCACGGTCACCTTAGAGGAAACCGTAGCGCAGGAATTCTTCACGGTAACTGTGTAGACCGTCGTCTTTTGTGGCTTTGCAATGGGCTGCGCGATGTCCGAATGATCGAGGTTATCGGCAGGGCTCCACGAATACGTTTGACCTGCGATCGCCGGAGTTCCGATCTTCACCGCTTGCGGGGTTCCCGGAATTTGAAGAATGGTTTTATCCGGTCCACCGTCAGCTATCGGAGGCGGGCAGGGGTTTTCGAACACCGCGACTTTGTTTTCCGCAAGTAGCGAACCCTTGATGTCCACACCATTCGGAGCGACACGGTAAGCGCCTTGGCCAGGATGAAGGTCAGTACCGCCACCCCAATTCGTTCCCCAACTATTCTGATAAATGACGTAGTCTCCGGCCTCTTCACCATGCTTTTCCCCTCGCAGGTAACCAAAGGCCGCCCAGCAGTGATTGATCGCACCGGAATTAGGAGTCGAGTCCCATCCGCCATCGCCCAGCGCGCCGGCGCTTCCGCAAACTTCCATCATACCGAACTCGGCGAGTGCATTTTTGATGTCAGGCCAAGTAGCTCGCCCGCCATCCTCGTTCCTGACAATGTAAGTACGGGCAGCCTGCTCACGAAACGGAGCGTCCTTGCACTTGGCATCGTATCCGGTATACGGGTAGTCCGCCTCGTACACGACACCATTCGGAGCCAAAAAATCGTCGATTGAAATCTGTCCGCCGAACTTTGCAGAGCCGAACCCCGAGCAGTCGATGATTCGCTGAGTGGAGACGTGCACTCGCTTTTTCATGATGTAGTTGAGTCCTGCCTCGGCAGCACTTCGCGCGCCTTCCGCCCAGCAGGAACCGTTCGGCTGTCTATTCACGTGAAAATTGGAGGGAGTCAGGTCGAGTTCCTCGGGCGCCTGCCTCGAGGAGTATCCTGTTTTTGGCATATGGAGGTACTGCACTCGGTAGTGCTCGCGAAAGTCGGGGTTGTATCCGGTATGGTACCGCTGCATCTTCCCGTCGCGGTCTCTCGATAAAACAGTGAAAAGTCTGTTCTGAGCGGTCTCTTTCAGGACGTGGACTGTGACCGAGGACTTCGCGACGCCACACCGATTTTTCGCCGTGAGAGTGTACACCGTCTTTTTCTGAGGTCTCGCAATGGTCACGGCCTCTTTCGGAGTATCGAGCCCTTCTTTCGGAGCCCACTCGTATTGAGTTCCCTCGACCTCGGGAGTCCCGATGTTCACAAAGTCCGCCATGTCGGGCTTTACGATGATCCACTGGTCACCTCCGGCATCGGATACCGGCTCGGGCTTACACTCCGGAATGACGTGAGCCGGCTCGTTCGAAATCGAACGATCTTCCGTGCACCCACCAACCCCGAGCGCAATAGCAAGCGCGCTTACCGCAAGGATCAAATAAAAATGGTCTGCAAGAGACCTGAACAAAGATTTCATGGTGTTTCCCCTCAATGGCGGGATTGTACTACGGCCTGACCGCACCCTCTACAACGAGTACAAAGCCGGTGTCGCGGAGCATGTTTCGGGTGGCCGTGTCATTGAGGTCATAGAACTCGGTTGAAGGCGCCCACTCTCGACATACGATGAACTTTTTGACGCACTTCTGAATCTGGTACTCGAGGTTTCCAGGTCGATCGGAGATTTTCAGGCGCCGGTATTTCAAGGCCGGAGCATCTCCCAAGTCCATACTCGCACAGGCACCGATTGCGACTCCGAAAAGAATGGAAGCAACGAGAGGTCCGAGTCTCATTTTTTCGACTCCAGGATGAAGGCCTCGGCAAGCTGCTGAAGCTCGAAGTTGAGGTTATCCATAACCGCGTCGGACTGCTCGGGCCGTGGCTTTGAAACCTCGGCCCGATACTTTTTTTCGAGTTCGTTCTTACGATCGATGTATTTCCTCGCCTCTTTCGATGCCCAAAGGGACAGGCCCGCCTCGAGGAGATTTAGGATCGTAACGAACATCAGTTCACCCGATTTTCAGTTTCGAGAAAAGCGGCTTCAACGCCTCGTAGATCGCGACAGCGCCACCGGAGGTGAGCAGGGCCGCAATGAGGGCTGCTCCGAGTCCCATGCCTTGAGTGACCGCCGTCAAAACGCCGTAGGCGACTCCGAGCACCGTCACGATGCCTCGCTTATAGGGAAACTCCGGGAAAAGCTTTTTTAGGGCCTGCACGGCGGCCACGATGAACGCGGAGCCGATGGCGAGAGGTCCCATTGCCTTCCAGTTCATGAAAAGAGCCAGGAGCGACTGAAGAGGATCTCCGTCCGGCGTGACGATGGGAACGTCAGCGAAAGCGATGACCGGAAAAAGTGCGAGCATTGCCGAAAGAAAAAGAAAAGCAGTGATTATTTTTTTCATGGTTTATCCCCCGAGTGATTCTACATCATCCTCATTGCCGCCGTCCGACTCGGCGCGACGACAGTTCGGAATTCTTGATTTCAAAAACTGAACCTCTGCCCTGGTTTCGATGGCAATTCGACTGGTCTCGTCGATTTTATCTACGAGCCTTTTCACGAAGTACGCATTTCCGCCGATAGCCACAGTGAAAAAGGTTCCAATGGCCAAGTTCAAAAGGTCTTTTGTTTCTTTGCTCACGGTAGTTTTCCTGGAGGGGTGTTCGCGGACTGACTCCAGTTTACCGCGCATTAAGATGCGAACTCAATCCATTCGACGATAACTACTCCCGGCGCCCCAGGTCCCCCAGCGGCCTGAGATGTTGAAGCGGAACACGATGCCGCGGCTCCACCGCCACCGTAAGAAAATCCGGTAGGTCCTGTTGAACCAGAGGACGCCGTCGTCCTGACGCCGCCGCCCAAAGCTGCGGCTCCACCGCGACCCTGACCAGACCTGAAACCGCTGATGACAAATCCGTTCCCGCCGTTACTTCCCGAAAGATTTAAATCACCGCTTGCTCCCACGCCCGCGCTACCCCCAACCGAAATACCGCTCGTTGAATTTGTAGGCCCGCCTGCGCCACCGCCACCGCCCGAAGCCGAGCAATGCGCTCCAAAAGAAGAGGTCCCGCCTGATGATCCGTTGTTCGCACCAGCTGAGCCACCGTTTCCGCCGGCACCAATGGTCACCGCTACGGTTCCGCCCGGAGTAAGGCCGTCCACTACCTTGATCGCGCAACCGCCACCGCCACCGCCACCGCCTTCAGAGGCAGCGCCGGCGCCGTTGGTTTGAGCACCGCCACCGCCACCGCCACCGCTGATTACCGTGACTTTCACTTGAGTGACCTTTTCGGGAACCGTCCAGTCACCACTCGCAGTGATGACCTCGATCATGTGTCTGGGGTGCTCACTCTCCATGAATTCTTTTATCTGAGCCGCGGTAACCCGGTACGACTGAATTCCGTCATCCGACGGGATACTTAATTCTGCTGAAACCTCATCTCGTAGAGTGAGATCGGTGATTTTTTTCTGAGCCATTTCCTTAACTCCCTATCGTCAGTGAAATTTCGGTGTAGATGCCAGCCGGCACCATTTCGAAAAGCATTTGCTCAAGCTCGTACTGAGTTTCAAAACCCTGAAGCACCTGAAAGGCAATGTTATCGCCTTCATCGTCGATAACTTCATCGAAAACATATTCCCCGGCCTCGATGTGCCTCGCTACAAAGTCCGCAAGCTCACTACCCTCGGCCTCAATATCTATGATGAGTTTTCCGGGCGCCGGCACCGTGAAGTCCACTACTACCGACTCACCGAACACCTTTCGAAAAACCGTCAGGTACGCCTCGAAGGTTCCCACTGCCTCGAAGGCCTCGTATATCTCAGTGAACGCAAGCCTGAAAACTCCCTGGATGATGGCGTTTGCGAGGGGAGACCTGCCAGACTCATAGATCATGTCCCCTAGCGGTGCCGTCGAGTAAGCGCCGTCGTAGAACAGGCCTTTTTGAACGCTAAGGTTATCGAGAAGTCCGGAGGCTACGGCCTCTATTCTCTGCTCCGTCTCGTCGCCTTTGAAGTATTGCATTTACTCCTCGACTACCGTCGTATTTTCCAGGCTCACTTCCAAAAGTGCATCGAACGCCGAATCGTAAACCTCAGTTTCCCAGTTCGATCCAGCGTCGATTGAATATTCCAAAACTACCTGTGACGCCCACGGAGCATCGACCACGCTGAAATACTTCTGAGGCTCGAAGTTTTTTCCAAGCTGGTAGCGCGCGGCAATATTGGCTAACAGAATTTCCTTCACGTCATCAGTGCTCAGGATGACTGACTCATTATTTTCCGAAAGAGTCGTCGTAAGCTTTAGCAGTGTCTCGATACGGTTCGGAAGCTGGAACCTGAAATCAAAACTCTGACCGTTCGAAAGGACGATCGTCTCGATTTCCTGACCAATCGTCATAACACCAGCAGCCACCGAGTTTTTGATGATTGTAGCTATTTCAAGCCGCAGGTCATCGTAGTCGTCATCGGCAGAAACCCCGCCGGCCAACGTCGCACCAGACACCGTTGCTCCGACGTTCCCGTCATTATTCGTGTAAGCCAAAGCTATCGCGTTACCACTAGTGCCTCGAGCTATTGAACGAATCAAAACTACCGCATCCTCGACGGTAGCTTCCACCAACGCGCCGGCTGTAGCGTGCTCGTTTATCTGCAATGCCAGACTTGCAGCCGTAGCATCATTCGAAGTCGCAGCCTGGAAAGTAGCGTCGCCTGGAGTCGCCGCGCCCGCCTGTGCTGTGAACACGGTGGCACCAATCGTGATGCTATCGTCGGTTCCGGAGACAAGGTTTGCGTGGTTTGTTATCGCCACCTCGCCGCGGGCGTGGTCGTCGATGGCATCCACGCAGATATGACACTTTCCGGCGTCGGCTTCGATCATTGGCTTCACCGAAGCGATAAATTCCTCATCTGCGAACTTTTCAACTAGACCTGGATTGGTGGCGACAGGTCTCGAAATCCTTTCGTTCGTTACCGCAAAGTATTCCTGCAGCTTCACGAAAATTTCAGAGGTCAGCACCTCGTTCTGTTGAACCCTTTGAATCAGAGCATAAAAATACTTATACCAGTTGGTTCCGATGAAACTCTCTTGAGAGTAGTCAGTGCCGAACTCCTCGTTTATCTGAACCCTAATGAGATCCATCAGAGATTCTATTGAAAGAGGTGTGTAGCCAGACTCCGATGCGAAACTCATGTTATAAACCCGCCTGCTGAATTGTCTTGGTTATCGACGAAATAAACGTAGCTCGCGTAAAGCGTTTCGAGCGTCTCGAGCACCTCGGTCACGTTGATTTGAT